ACGCGGACTGTATCAACTTCAGACCCAACAGGCGGCTCAGACGGCGACATTTGGTATAAGGTAAGCAGCTAATGCCAACGTACATTAAAGATGGCGGTGCTTGGAAGCAGGTGCAGGCTATCTACGTCAATGACGGCGGAACATGGAAGAATTCTAGTGATGTCAGCATTAAACACGCAGGCACATGGAAGTCTGTTCTGTATGTAGCAGGATCACAAGATTTTACTTCTGCTCAAACGGTAAACTTTACCGTACCTGCCGGTGTTACCTCGCTTAGTTATACGCTTTATGGTGCAGGCGGTGGCTCAGGTGCTTGTAACAACAACGGTGACGCTTGGGTAGGCGGTGGCGGCGGTGCCGGTGGTAAAACTACGGGTTCTATTGCTGTAACTGCCGGTGAAACATTGACTTTAGTCATTGGATTAAAGGGTTATGGTGCTTCATATCGCTTTAACTCAAACTACAGCTACAATCCAAACAACAGCACATTAGGCACAGGTACTGCCGGAGCTGCATCACAGATCAAACGTGGTGGTACTGCTTTAGTTACCGCTAATGGTGGCACAGGTGGTGCGCAGTTTGGCTACGGTACTGGCGGTACGCCTACAGTATCTGGTACTAGTCCACCAAGTCACACAGGTAACGGTGATGGCGAGCGAGGCTCTACTCCATCTTACAAAGGTTACGGTTACACTGGTGCCATCAAAGGCGGTACAAACGCTTCAGGCACACCACCAAGTGGTTACGGTGATGCCGGTACTGGCTATGGTAACGGTGGTGGTCAGTCTGGCTTAGGTGTAGGTACTGACGGACAAGATGGCGCAATTCTTTTAAGTTGGTAGGATTAGATTATGGCACTTATACCACTAAAATTACCTGCCGGAATTTATCGAAACGGCACTGACTTTGATAACAGTGGTCGTTGGCGTGATTCCAACCTCATCCGTTGGCATCAAGGCTCAATGCGTCCTGTTGGTGGTTGGGCTGAGCGATCTGACCAATCAGTGTCAGTGACAATGGCTCCACGCGCAATCCACACATGGGTTGATAACACCTACGGTTCTAACACTGCTTTGGCTACAGCGTCAGAGCTTTTGTATATCAATGCGTCAGGTACAGCCACAGACATTACGCCTACTGGATTTACCGCAGGCGCAGAACACGCAGCAATCAACACGGCTTACGGCGGTGGCTTTTACTCTTACGGTGGCTCTAAGTACGGCACAAAGCAGCCATCTACAGGTGCGTTTCAAGAAGCTGACACATGGACGCTAGACAACTGGGGCGAGTACCTTGTTGGTTGTTGTACTGGTGACGGCAAACTCTATGAATGGCAATTGAACACATCTAATCCTGCGGCAGCTATTTCTAACGCGCCAGTGGACAACAAAGGTCTGATCGTTACTGAAGAACGATTTATTTTTGCGTTACAGGCAGGTGGTGAGCCACGAAAGATTGCTTGGTGTGACCGTGAAGACAATACTACTTGGACACCTTTGGCGACTAACGAAGCCGGTGACATTGAATTGCAGACCAGTGGCGAGATTATGTGTGGTGCGCGTATGCGTGGTCGTACATTGATTGTGACCACTACCGATGCCCACATTGCTACTTATCAAGGTGCGCCATTTGTTTATGGCTTTGAACGTGTTGGTACAGCTTGTGGTATCGCATCTCGACAGGCACTTGCAGCGGTTGAGCATGGCGCATTCTGGATGGGTCGTGAGTCGTTCTATGTGTTTGATGGCTCTATTGCTCGCCAAATGGCTTGTGACGTACAGGATTACGTCTTTGATGACCTTAACGTCAACCAGATTAGTAAGGTAAACGCTGTAATCAACTCAGAATACGGTGAGATTTGGTGGTTCTACCCATCAGAAGGCTCACTAGAGTGTGATTCTTACGTTGTTTACGACTATCTTGAGCAGCACTGGCACATTGGTCGCCTAGACCGTACCTGTGGCGCAGATCAGGGCGTATTTGACGAGCCAATCTGGGTAGATGCTTCAGGCGTATTATATGAGCATGAATTGCACAATATTGCTCACGGCACTCTGACACCTTACGCAGAATCATCTGCCATCTCGCTAGGTAATGGCGACACCGTGATGAAGGTCAGTCAGCTAATCGGCGATGAAGGTACAGCAGGCGAGGTTCAGGTTCAATTTAAGACCAGATTCCATCCTAACGACACAGAGCGCACTTATCCGTCATCTAGCACCTACTATGACCTAACCAATATGCCAACCTCTGTACGCTTCACAGGGCGTCAGGTGAGGCTTCGTGTAGAGGCTACAGGTAATGAAGACTTCCGAGTCGGCACAATGCGTATCAATGCAGAATCAGGCGGTAAGCGTTGAGTGCTGAGATTCCACCACCACCAGTTGGCACACTAGCCACATGGGGCGAGCGTTTAAATTCGTACCTGATGCGGGTAAAAGACAAGCTGTCGTTCAAAACTGACGATTCTCGCGCCATTCAGGACGGTGTTTTGCTGTGGGATGCTGCTATTGATCACCCTGTCGTGTCTATTGATGGTGAGTGGGTTCCGTTAGGTTATGGCGCAAATGATCCTGATCAGGGTTACGGTTACGGAGCTTTTGTTGATTACAATGACCACACAGCAGCAGCCATTGAAACCGCATATCCGTTGACTTGGGGTACTGAAGTGTATTCAAACGGCGTTGCTATTGATGACACGGTGACTAGCCGCATCAACTTCACTAACGGCGGCAAGTATTACATCCACTTCACGGCACAGATAAATTCACAATCTGCTAACGCTAAAACCTTCTGGTTCTTTCCAAGGATCAACGGCACGGACATTTCTGGGTCTACCATGCGTATCACATTGCACGATAACAACGAAGCTAAAACCATCGCCCGTGCCGCTATATTTGAGGTGAATGCAGGTGATTACCTTGAGGCATTTTGGGCTGTAGACAGTACAGATACGGCGTTAAAAACATATGCGGCAGAGTCATTTTGCCCTGCCGTCCCATCAATTACACTCATGGTTAAGAGCGTATAGAGGTCAAAGCATGAACGCAGCATTAGAAGCATCTGATATAGATATTGTTGAGGAAGATGTATTTGAGCAGCTAGATCGCTGTAGAGTTTGGATAGAAAACGCTTTGCAATACTCTGGCGGCACACATGATTTTTTTGATATTGTTCGCGGAGTGATGTCTGGTCATATGCAATTATGGGCGGGCGAAAGAGGATGTGCAGTGACTGAGATTACGGTGTATCCTAAGCAAAAGATTTTGCACGTTTTTTTAGCGGGGGGTGACATGGAGCAAATTCTGGATTTTGAAGAATCTGCAATCACCTTCGCTAAAATAAATGGCTGTAGCGCATTAAGCCTTGCAGGGCGCAAGGGATGGGCAAGAGTACACAGAGATCGTGGGTGGAAAGAAGCTCACGTTGTCATGGTAAAGGAGTTTTAATATGGGCGGCGGTGGCGGCAAAGGCGGCGGACAGAGCCAACAACAAGTTACGGAAATCCCTGATTGGTTAAAAGAGCCAACCATTCGGAATATCGGACGCGCTGAAACTATCCAGAAAATGGAATATCAGCCATATACAGGCATTGATGTGGCGGCTCGCACTCCACAACAAGAAATGGCTAATCAGATGGCTTTAGACTCAGCGTCTGCATTTGGCATGACGCCGTCTGGCTACGCAAATGTAACACCGACTTCTGGTATGCCAACCGCAACCACTGTTGGCGGAGTTTCTGGTTACAGCTCATATCCAATGTTTGAACAGGCAAAAGCTGAAGCTGAACGCCTTGATCCACGATCTGCGGGAATTCGCCGCAGCTTGTATAGCTAGGAGATAAACCATGGGCGCAGCAGCAGGCGGTGTACCTATAAATCCAATGCAGCAAGCATCAATGGCGCAACAAGGCGCATTGGGCGGCACTGCAAGAGCAGCGATGACACCAATCGGTACTGTGGCGGGATCAAACCTGAATCAGTACATGAATCCATACACACAGAACGTCATCGGCGGGTTACAGCAAGAAGCAGCTCGCGGTATGCAAATGGGTGCAAACCAGTTAGGCGCACAAGCTACACAAGCAGGTGCATTTGGCGGTTCGCGTCATGGCGTAGCTCAGGGTCAGATGATGGGCGATATCATGCGTGGTTTGAATCAGCAGACTGGACAGTTGCTACAGTCAGGCTACCAAAACGCACAATCTCAAGCACAGGCTGACATTCAAAACCGCTTAGCTCAGGCTAATCTTGGTCTGCAAGGCGCATCACAGTTAGGTAATTTAGGTTATCAATCATTTGGCATGGGTCGCACACTTCAGCAAGATATTGCACAGCAAGGTCGCGAGCAGCAGTTGCTCAACCAAGCTCTTATCGATGCAGGAAAGCAGCAGTATTCTACTTATCAAGGTTTCCCTGCCGCAGGCTTGTCATACATGACCCAAGCAATCGGTTCTGCACCTCACGGTCAGACTTCAAGTGGCTCTTCGCAGCGCAACTTGGGCATCATGGATTACCTCACCGCAGGCGCAACTATTTACGGTATGTCAGATATTCGCTTGAAGGTGAACATCCAAGAATACGGCAAGTTAGAGAATGGCATCAAAACCTACACTTGGGACTGGACTAAAGAAGGTCGCGAGTTAGCCGGTAATCAGATTGGTCACGGTGTAATCGCTCAAGAAGTAGCAGAAATGTTCCCAGAAGCGGTTGTAACTGG